AGCTCTTAATCTTTTAGGAGCATCAACAATTTCAGCATTCACAGATGATAGTAAGAATGCAAGATTAGTTAATCAAAGATATGAACCAGTAAGAGATAGAGTATTTAGATCTCATGCTTGGAACTGCTTACACAAAAGAGTTCAATTAGCTCAAAACAGTACAACACCAGTAGTAGAATATTCTTTTGCTTATGCTTTACCTTCAGATTGTTTAAGAGTTTTGAAAGTTCACAATGGTACTACTGACAGTATCCAATCAGATATAGATTATAAAATTGAAGGTAGAAATATCGTAACGAATGAAGGAACTGTTTATATAATTTATATTGCAAAAATTACAGATCCAAACGAATACGACACATATTTACAAGAAAGTATATCTCATCAACTGGCAGCAGATTTAGCTTATGCGGTAACTAACAACGCAACTCTAGCAGATAAATATATGGCTAGAGCAGATGAAAGATTAAGAGAAGCAAGATTTATTGATGCAACAGAAAACTCATTAGGAACTATAGAAAGCTCTGAATTTACAGATGCTAGATTATAATGACCAAATCGGCTTTTGATCCAAGATTACTAGAAAAATATTCTGAACCTAAATCACTTCTTCATTTTCAATGGGGAGATGACACTAAAGTTTATCGATACGCATTAGTAGAAATTATTAACGAACATGAAATTGATCCAACTTCTAAATGTAAAAGAGAAGAGCAAGGATTAAGCCAACAAGAAATTTTTAAAAGAATATGCCAAGAACGACATTAGCTTTAACCTCTTTTGTATCTGGAGAGTTTTCTCCTAAAATGGATGGTAGAACAGATTTTGAAAAGTATAGCTCTGGTGCAAAAACTTTAGAAAATTTTTTAGTACATCCTCAAGGTGCTGCTACTAGAAGAGTTGGAACTCAATTTATTGCAGAAGTAAAATCTTCTGCTGCTAAAACAAGATTAATACCTTTTGAGTTTTCAACTACTCAAACTTATATTTTAGAATTTGGAAATAATTATATTAGATTTTTTAAAGACAAAGGACAGATACTTTCTGGTGGATCAGCTTATGAAATATCTACTCCTTATTTAACAGCAGAATTGTTTGACATAAAATTTGCTCAATCAGCAGATGTTATGTACATCACTCATCCTAATCATGAAGTGATGAAGTTATCAAGAACTGGTCATACTTCCTGGACATTAACAGAAGTAGAATTTACTGATGGACCTTATCTTGCAACGAATACAACATCGACTACTTTAACACCAGCCTCTGCTGGAGTTGGAACTGGTATAAATATAACTGCTTCTGCGGTAACTGGAATAAATGGTGGAGCTGGATTTCAAACAACTGATGTTGGAAGAATAATATCTTTTAATAGTGGTAAAGCTAAAATTACATCCAGATCAAGTACGACTGTTGTTGTTTGTACAATTACAACTGCTTTTGCCAGCACAGCTGCTACTGCTGATTGGAACTTAGGTGCGTTTTCAGATACGACTGGACATCCTTCATGTGTTTCATTCTTTGAACAAAGATTAGTTTTTGCTGGCACATTAGATGAGCCACAAACATTATTTTTCTCTAAAGCTGGAGATTATGAAAACATGACTACTGGCACAAATGCTGATGATGCTATGGTTTATACGATTGCATCTAATCAAGTTAATGCCATTAGATATATGAAAGCAGTAAGAACTTTAGTGGTTGGTACTACTGGAGGAGAATTTACAGTTTCAGCAGATGGAACAGATGCAAGTATAACACCAACTAATATTACAATTAAAAAACAAAGTTCTTTTGGATCTGCGAATGTTGATGCTATTCCAGCTGGTAACGCAATCTTGTTTTTACAAAAAGCAAAAAGAAAAATTAGAGAATTACAATACAACTTTGATAGTGATGGTTATCAAGCTCCAGACTTAACTATTCTTAATGAAACAGTTACTGATACTGGAATAAATGAAATGTCATATCAACAAGAGCCAGGTAGTAATATTTGGTGTGTTAGAGATGATGGAGTTTTAGCTTGTTTAACTTATCAAAGATCCGAAAATGTAATTGCCTGGACAAGACATATATTTGGTGGAGAGTTTGATAGTGGCAATGCAGTATGTGAAAGTGTTGCAAGTATTTCTGGAACATTAACAGAAGATGAAGTTTGGGTTATTGTTAAAAGAACAATCAATGGTGCTACTAAAAGATATGTAGAATGTTTTTCTGATTTTGATTTTGATGAAACAGACGCAAATGATTTTAAATTTTTAGATAGCCACCTCTCCTACTCTGGATCTGCTACAACTACATTAAGTGGTCTATCACATCTTGAAGGTCAAACAGTTTCTATATTGGCTGATGGCGCAGCTCATGCAAATAAAACTGTAAGCTCTGGTGCAATCACATTAGATCGATCAGTTACTAAAGCATGTGTTGGTTTATCTTATGATAGTATTTTACAAACAATGAGAATTGAAGGTGGAGCTGCTGAAGGTACATCTCAAGGTAAAACAAAAAGAATTTCAAAAGTAGTTTTAAGATTATTTGAAACAGTTGGTGTAAAGGTTGGACCTTCATTAACAAATTTAGAGACTATTCCTTTTAGAACAACATCATCTTTATTAAGTAATCCAGTTGATACATTACTTTCTGGAGACAAAGAAATTGAATTTAACGATGACTATAATTCGGATGGCTTTATATTTATTAAACAAGATCAGCCTCTTCCTTGTTCAATATTAGCAATCTATCCAACTCTAGTTACATCGGATGGCTAATTTTAAAATAGTTCCTTACGAAAAACATCATGGCGATGAGATGGTTGAGTTTGGATTAAACCATAAATTAATGGATATAGATGCGAGTTACACAGAGACTAGAATTGATACTAAAGTGTTTGGTCTTTCATTCACTTTATTGGTTGACGATACTCCTATCCTTTCTGGTGGCATTATTCCTTTATGGGATGGAGTTGCTGAAGGTTGGGTTATGGCAAGTAAAGGAGTTCATGATTACAAAATTAAAGCAGCTTCTGCGGTCAAGAGAAGATTAGATCTACTCTGTAAGAACAACGAAGTTTGGAGATTGCAAACAGCAGTCAAAGAAGAATTTAAAACTGGAGTTCGGTTTGCCGAATGGCTTGGTTTAAAAAATGAAGGTTTGATGACCATGTATGGTCCAGACCAAACTAACTATTATAGGATGGCAAAGATATATGAGTTTCATAGGTAATGTAGCAGCAGCACAATCAGCAAAAGCAATCGGTAAATACAATTCAAGTGTTGCTTATCAAGAAGCTTTATACGAAAGAAAAAAAGCAGCAGTAAAACAAAAAGTATATGAAACAGTTGAGAAGCCAAGATTATTAGATCAACAAGATCAACAGTTTGCAGATTTCTTTGTTAAGTCTTTAAGATCTGGTGCAGAAATGCGAGCTGGTACTACTCCAATGTTTGTTGCTATTAAAAATAAACAGCTTCAAGCTTTTGATGTAGCAATAGCAGATTACAATTCTAAAGTTGCTGTAACCGATATGATAAATCAATCTCTACTAATTGAAGCTAGAGGTAGAGGCGAAGAGTTTAAAGGTAGAATGACAGCTAATACAGAGTACATGAAAGCTGCTGGAAGTTTATTATCTATGGGATCTCAATCTCAACAAGCTGGAAGATTGGTAATCGTATAATGGCAAAATTAGAAATATTTAACAGTAAAGCAAATGTTAAAGATAGTAATACTCCAAGAACATCTGCTCTTGCATTGCCATTTTCTTTAGCAACTCAAAGAGGTCAAGCTATTACATCTGTTGCAAAGACAATCGCATCTATTCAAAAGGATATGTATGCTATTGAAGATACCAACAATTATAATAAAGCATTACCAGCATTATCTTTAGAAATAGATAAAAAATATTCTAAATATAAAGAAAGCAGAGATGTTGATGCTCCAAACAAATTAATAAAAGATTTAGAGCCAAGTAATTTTAAAAGTTTTTTAAATGGTCAAAGTATTCCAGTTCAAAGATTATTAAAAAGTAAGCTTGCAGAAAAAGCTTCTTTATTAGTTCCTAAATTAAATAGTCAAATTGTTGAAAATAATATTAGTGATTTTAAAGTTGGATTAGGAGAAGCTTTTGATACAGCTATAAACCAAATGATCAGTAAGGACCAGGCAGAGATGGCTATTGGTACTATTGCTTTTGAAAAATTAATTAATAATAAAGCTGCTGCTAATTATATTGGAACAGATGAATTTGATAAATTAGTTAAAGCTAAAACTAAAATTAAAAATAATTTATTGTTAAATGTTAATCTTCAGATCAATCCAAAAGAAATTTTAGAAAATCAAGAAGCTTTAATTGAAGCTGTTGGACCAGATGCTGCTAAAGAATATTTATTTAAAGCAAAGACAGCTCTCATATCTAAAAGAGTTGATAAAGAACGAAAAGAAAGAGCACTAGAATTACAAGATCAAGAAACTCAAATCGGTGCTTTCACAGAAGTTTTGGTAAGAATTGATAATTTTCAAAAAAATCAAACAGATCAAACTGCTAGAAATGAATTGCCTACTATCAATGAAGTTTATCAAATGTATGAGAATGGCATCATTAATGAAGCTATGTTCACTAAAATTTCAGATTTCATGACTGAAAAAGATCAAGATGGAATGACTGATAATGAACTGTTTATGGCTATTACTACTCAAATTCATTCAGCAACAACAGTTCAACAATTAGATGATATTAAGAAATCATACATAACAGATAACAATCTTTTAAGACAAATGGCTATCGAAGATGTATCTGCTTTTAATTCTTTAATAGATAAAGCTAAAGGAGATTTTGAAAGTCATAAAGATTACAAATTTTATTCTAAATTAATAAATGCCAATATAAGAAATATCTCAACTGTTAGAGGTAAAAAAGGTCAAGCGATTGCTGCTGCGATTGCTAATAAAGAGCAATTTATTTTAAAAAGTTATAACTCAAAAGTGTTAGATGGAATGTCTCCAGAGAATGCTTACTTATCAGTTCTTGAAGAAGATTTTAATGAGGATCATATTCCAACTTTAAATACAGCACCATTCCCAGTTAAGAGTGTTAAATTTAAAGATGCTATTGATAAAGATGAAAATTATTTTGATACAGTTGCGCAAAAAGTTTTAGAAAGATTTGAAGCTTCAAACAAATCTTCTTTTGATGCCAAAAAATTAATAGATGATTTAGATCAAATTAATTTTGCAAGAGATATATTTCAAATTAGATACAGAGTTGCTCCAGGCAAAACTCATGAAGAAAAATTAGAATGGGCTACTAAAGAAGGAAGTTCAACTAGCAACTTTACCTACAAAGAGAGTGATTTATAATGAGTGATTTAATCGATAATGTTTATTTGCCAGACTTTAATAAAAGATCAATAAGAGAGAGTGATGCTTACAAATTATTAAAAGATAATAATAAAGATACCTCTGTTATTGAAGGATATGAAAATCATCCAGATGCTGGAACTGTAAATTTTGAAAGCTTTGATAAATTTTTAGGCGAAGGCGGTACTAAAGAAGAATGGATTGCAAGACATGCAACACCAGAAGTACAAAAAGAATTTTTTAGTAATGTTGGCGACTTTATGCTTGAGACTGGTAAAGACACAGTTTTAAGTTTAGCAACTGCTGTTGTTAATGGAGCAGATGTTGCAACTAACTTAATGCCATTGTTTGTTAAAGCTTTAGATAAAGCTCCTTTTGCTATCGGTATGCCAGAAGGTTTTTTGAATGAAGCTAATGAAAAACAAGTTTATGATTTTGCAAATAATATTTCAAACAATCTTGGTCAAGCTAGAGATTATTTAAACGAATTTAAAAAAGACGATAATTTTGTTTCTCAATTAGTTGGAGTAATGTCTCAAGACCTACTCTACTCTATACCAATTTATAATAAATTAAGAGCAGCTGGTA